AGCGGCCATTAACTTATCTAAAAAAAAATATTATATGGCTAAAAAAACAGTACCAGCAAAAAGTACAATTAAAAAAACAGATTTTGATTTGGATTCTTTCTTAGAATCTGAAAACTTAAACAGCGCACCTAAAGATAAGGCTTTAACATGGATTCCTTTATCTAAAGGATGGCATGATGCGTTGAAATTACCAGGTTTCCCTAGAGGATATGTTAGTTTAGTTAGAGGTTATTCTAACACTGGAAAATCAACAGCATTTTATGAATCAATCGCTGGAGCTCAAAAAATTGGAGATTTACCTATCGTTATCGAAACTGAAGGTAACTGGAGTGATGAGCACGCTAAAAAGATTGGTGTTAAATTTAAAGATGTTGTTGATGAAGAAACTGGTGAGATAACATCTAAACCAGATGGGTTTATCTTAATTAAGAGTAAAGATTTATATAATCGATACAAAAACTACAATCATCAAGATAGCAAGATGATGACCAAACCAACTAGAAGTGAACCAGTAATTGAAGATGTTGCATTATTCATGAGTGAAATACTTCAAAAACAAGAAAATGGTGAATTAAATAGAAATATTTGTTTCTTATGGGATTCTATCGGTACATTGAATTGTTATAAATCAGCTACATCTAACTCAGGTAATAACCTATGGAATGCTGGTGCAATGGGTATATTTCAATCTATTGTTAACTTTAAAATTCCATCTAGTAGAGATATTGATAGTGAATTTACCAATACATTTATTTGTGTTCAAAAGATTTGGTTGGATAGCATGAATGGTACCGTTATTAAACATAAAGGTGGTGAATTCATGTTCTTTAATTCTAGAATCATTGTTCATATTGGTGGTATATTAACACACGGAACTTCAAAACTTAAAGCAACAGCATTGGGTCACAATTTCCAATATGGAACAAAAGCTAAGATTAAATGTGAAAAGAATCACGTAACTGGTATAGAAAGAGAAGGTGAAATCGCATCAACACCACATGGATATGTAAATCCAGATGAACTTGATGAATACAAAAAAGAACATCGCCAATTTATCCACGAATCTTTAAATGTGGATTATGATACTGTAATAGACTTTACTGAAGAAGAAGGTAAATTAAGTGACGAAGACAAAAGAGGTTAAAATAGTATTAACAATTTAAATTAATAGCGTAATGCTAAAAACAAGACCGAAAAGAAATGGTCAAAATGATAAACTGGGACCGACTCAACACTTATTATTGGTTGATGGTTCCAGTCTATTTAAAAGGTCATTATTGGGTAGCAAAGATGAATATAACTCAAAAGGCGAACACATTGGGGGTATATATCAATTCTTAACTGTACTAAGAAAAATATTATTAGAAGATTTATATCATAAAGTATTTGTTCTATGGGATGGTCAATTAAGTGGTAAGCTACGCTACGACATCTATAAAGACTATAAAGTTGCTAGAGGAAAGGATTATATTAATGGTACTTCATCACAAGATGCAAGTGAAATATATCAGCGACTTAGAATCAAACAATACTTAGAAGAATTATTTATTCGACAATTAGAAGATAAAATAGTTGAGGCTGATGATTTAATTGCCTATATTTGTAATAATAAATCTGAAGGAACTAAAATAACTATAATTACTAGTGATAGAGACTACTGTCAGTTAATAGATAACGATGTTAGAATCTATATGTGTGATTTAAGAAAATACGTTACTAAAGATAATTTTAAAGAAACTTTTAAATATAATTACGAAAATGCTAGTTTAATTAAAATCTTATGTGGTGATAACTCAGATTCAATAAAAGGAGTTAAACAACTAGGAGAACCAACATTAATAAAACATTTTCCTGAAATTGTAGATAAAAAAATTACATTAGAAGAAATTATTAACAAATCTAAACTATTACAAGATGAAAGGATAAATAATAAGAAAAAACCATTGCAGATATTGGATAATATCTATAAAGGTATAACTGATGGAATACAAGGTGATAAACTATTCGAAATAAACGATAAACTTATTAACCTTAAAAAACCATTGATGACTGATGAAAGTATTGAAATGGTTACTAATTTAATGACCCTACCTATAGACCCAGAAGGTAGAAATATTAAAAATGTTTATAAATATGTTAAAGAAGATGGTTTGGGTAACAAAATAATTGATAACTTTGAGGATTATTTTATGCCATTTAAAAAATTAATAAATAGAGAAAATAAATTATAGATTATGTCTGAAAATACAAAAACAACACCGAGAGACTTCTCTTACCTACCTTTTAGCTTTACTTTCTATAGTAATGATAATATCGTATGTAAAAGATATTTTAATATTGATAACTATGATAAATCTTATTTTAATAAAAGAGATTCACAAAGTTTCATGTTAATTGACCCAAAGAAAATTGATAACCATATTAAATGGTCTTATAAAATTAAAGATTTAATGGATGAATTAACAGGAATGTCAAACGGATATGGTAAAGAAGGTATGATACCAGCATTCTTAAAAGCTATCTGCGTGGATATGACATGGGAAAACTATAACCCACACAACCCATACAATGTATTGGATATTAAAAACATTAATGAAACAGAAAACAATTATACACTAGAAATTGCTTTCCATGAAAATGTTTTTGCTAAAAGCACATTCACTGGTAACGTATTTCAACCATACGCTAGAAAAGGATTACATTTAGGTAAAATTATCCCTAAAATCGTTTCTACTATAACAAATACGTTTGGTACAAGAAGAGAAAGAACTGAAGAAAAAACCGTATAATAAAAAATAATAATGGGTAATACAATAAATCAAGATGATTTAAATAATTTAGGAGAAGACTTTCAACATAGATTATTACACCATATATTAACTGAAAAAAAGTTTGGTGAAAGTATAATAGATATACTTGACCCAAACTACTTCAGTGGGACCCATTTGAGAATGATAGTCGGTGAAATAAAAAATGCTTACGAAGTGTATGAAGCTATACCAGATTTAGGTAGCATCAGAGCTAGATTAGGTGAAAAAGCACAAAATGATGTCACACTCACAATGCTTAATCAAGTACTAAAAAAAGTAGAAAACGCTAACCTAAACGATAGCTTATATATTAAAGATTTAGCAATTAAGTTCTGTAAAAAACAAGAACTTAAAAAAGCACTTAAAGCTTGTGAGAAAATAATTAATGAAAGCGACCTATCATCATATGAAAAATGTGAAAGTATTATTAAAACAGCTCTTGAAAAAGGAGATACATCTGATGATACAATAAATGTTTTACATAACATTCGCTCAGTATTACAAGAAGACTTTAGAAACCCAATACCTACTGGTATTAGTGGTCTAGATAAAATAATGAACGGTGGTTTAGCCAAAGGTGAATTAGCAGTTATACTCGCGGCATTCGGTATTGGAAAAGCACAACCATTATCATCTAAGTTATTAACTCCAAATGGGTGGATTAAAATGGGTGATGTTAAAGTTGGTGATTATGTTATATCTAGAGATGGTAATCCAACTAAAGTTATTGGTGTATACCCACAAGGTGTTAGACCAATATATAAAGTTACATTTAATGATGGTGCAACAACTCTATGTGATAAAGAACACTTATGGACATTAAACCATGATGGACCTTATAGTGTATTTAAAACAATAGATTTAATCGGTAAATTGGAACATAAATATTACTTACCAAAATTAGAAGTTATTAATTTCAATAATAACAATAATGTTGATTTAATTGAACTTGCTAATAAAATCAATAAAGGTGAATCTATAGATGTATCTATTAACGATGTATTATGTAATACAATTGATAATAGACTTAATTTTATTGAAGAATTATGTAATAATGGTACCATGAGCGAAGATGGTGATTATGTTACCATTCATAACTCCGATTTTACCACCTTATCTTTGATTAGAGAAGTCTTTTCTAGTTTAGGATTGGTAGCTACCATTAATGATGATAAAAGCGCTGTAACGCTATTTGAAAGTGAAATAAATAGATATATAACTTCTATAGATTATTCACATGAGGAAGAAGCACAATGCATCATGGTTGATAATAATGAACATTTATATGTTACAGATGATTATATTGTTACACATAACACAACAATGTTCACCAAATTAGCTAATACAGCATTTAATGAAGGGTATAAAGTATTACAAATATTCTTTGAAGATTCACCTAAAGTTATTCAAAGAAAACACTTAGCGTGTTGGACTGGGATTAATTTAAATGATATAAATGATTATACTGATGAGATTCTAGAATTTACAAAAAATTTAGGTGATGATAGTAATCTTAAACTAAAGAAAATGGATAGTACTCAAACAACAATGAGTACAATCAAAGCTTATGTTAAAAAATTAATATCTAGAGGTTTTAAACCAGATATTATTTTAATAGATTATATTGACTGCGTTAAACCTTCTCAAAAATATGATGATGTTAATGTTGGTGAAGGTATGGTTATGAGAGAATTTGAATCAATGTTAAGTGAATTAGATATTGCAGGCTGGACAGCCGTACAAGGTTCAAGGTGTATTTTTTTAGATGAACTTGTAACCATTGAAAATAAGGGAGTTATAAGAATTGGAGACATTAATTTAGGTGATAAAATTTTAACCCACAAGGGTTATAAAGAAGTCACTAATGTATTTCCTATTGAGAAGCAACAGGTCTATAAAATAACTACTAAATCTGGTAAAGAGATTAGAGTTTCTGCTAAGCATGATTTCCCAATTAGCACTGGTGTTTTAAAATCTATTAGAACTGGGTTAAGTGTTGGAGATAATTTATTAACTAAAAAGTAATACTAAATAAGTATGGAAAAACATGATTTAAATAATGAAGATTTTATTTTAGATGAAATAGTATCTATCGAATTAATTGGTGAAGAAGAAACTATTGATATTACAGTTGAAGATACTCATTTATTCTTTGCTAATGATATATACACTCATAATTCAGCAATTAATTCCACCGTGGTTGAATCTGACCAAATGGGTGGTTCAATTAAAAAAGGTCAAATTGCTCACTTTATATTATCTATTGCTAAAGGTTTGGAACAAAAAGAAGCTGGTACTGCCAATATAGCGATATTAAAATCTAGATTTGGTAAGGATGGTATGGTTTTCGAGGATGTTGTATTTGATAATGGAACTATACAAATTGAAATGGATGCTAAAAGTTCAAATTCAGTTACCATAACACAAGCTAAAGATAATAGAAAAAGCAAAGGTCTTAATAAAGCATTTGATGCCATTGCCAATAAAATGAAGGAAAGAGAAAAAAATTTTTAACACCTAAAAAACATTTTAAAAGTTAGAGATAGTTATTATAAACGTTTCTAACTTTTAATTAAAAAAAATAAATTTATGTATTTAAAAACTAACGATTACAAAAAAAGATATTCTATTTTCCCAGTGATTCACAATGATTTATGGGAAGATTATAAAAAAGCTGAAGCACAAACTTGGGTTGCTGAAGAACCAGATTTATCTAAAGATAGATTTGATGAACTTAAAGAAGAAGAGAAAACTTATTTAAAAAATATCTTAGCTTTTTTTGCAATATCAGATGGTTTAGTTATTGAGAATTTGGCTAATAATTTCCAGAGAGAAGTTGAGATATTAGAAGCTCAATATTTTTATGGTCACCAAACTTTTATTGAACAAGTACACGCTAATGGTTATTCGCTATTAATTGAAACTTATATAAAGGATTTGATTGAAAAAGAAGAATTGTTCAATTCTATGGAATCTAATCCAGCAGTGGGTAAAAAAGCAGCATGGGCTGAAAACTGGATTCAACATCCATCATTTGCACACAGATTAGTAGCATTTGCTTGCGTTGAAGGTATCTCTTTTGCTAGTGTATTTGCTGGTGTATTTTGGTATAGAAGTCGTAATAAAATGCCAGGTCTTGCAGCGATGAATGAATTAATTTTACGTGATGAGACATTTCATTATGAATTTGCTTTAAAGTTATACAAGAATTATTTAAAAGATAATTATAAACTATCAAAGAACGAACTTAGAAATATCATATTAAGTTGTTACGAAGTTGAAAAAATATTCATAGAAGAAAGCATGCCAGAAGGATTACAAGGGTTAACAAAACAAGATATGATTAAATACGTTCAGTATGTTACTGATATTGTATTAAATGATTTTGGTTGTGAACTTGAATTCAAAGTTAGAAATCCACTTGAATATATGTCAAGAATAGGTTTATCTTCTAAGAATAATTTCTTTGAGAAGAGAGAAGGTGAATATACTAGAGTTGAAATACCAACAACTATGGATGGTATATTTGATGAAGAATTTTAAATAAACTTTAATCATGGGTGTTACTAGTAAAAAAACCACTGAAGAATTTATAGAAAAAGCCAAATTAATACATGGTGATATTTTTGATTATTCATTGGTTGAATACATTAATAGTAAAATCAAAGTAAAAATCATATGTCCAATACATGGTGAATTTGAACAAACACCTAACAATCATTTAAATGGTGCAAAATGCTTTAAATGTAAAATAGATAATCTAACTTTATTAAATAAAAAAAATGTTAACGAATTTATAGAAAAAGCTAGATTAAAACATAATGATAAGTATGATTATTCATTAGTTGAATATGTTAATACAGATACCAAAGTAAAGATTATATGTCCTATACATGGTGAGTTTGAACAATCACCAAAATCACATTTACGAGGTTCTAATTGTCATGAATGTGCTAAAATAATTGGTTCTAATAAACTAAGTAAAAACAACCTTATGACACTGGAAAGTTTTATTGATAAATCTAAAGCTATTCATGGTGATAAATATGATTATTCTGAATCTAAATACACACACTCATCAAAGAAACTTAAAATCATATGTCCAATTCATGGTGAATTCGAACAAACACCATCAATACATTTAAGAGGTTCTGGATGTAATAAATGTGGTATTAATAAAGCAACAAACGATTTATCGTATATAAAACAAAAATGTTTTGAAGTACATAGTGATAGATATCAATATGATTTTAGTGATTATATTAATAATACAAGTAAAATAAATGTTTTTTGTGAAAAACATGGTTGGTTTAAACAAAGATATAACAACCATTGTGACTTAAAACAAGGTTGTCCTAGCTGTAAAGCATATAGAAGTAAAGGTGAGATAGAGATTTATGATTTTTTAAAATCTTTAAATATTAATGTTATTAATAATGTTAAGAATGTAATAAATGAAGAATTAGACATTTATTTACCAGACTATAATATTGCTATAGAATACGATGGTGAGTATTGGCATTCAAATCATAATAAAGAAGATTTTAATGAATATAATAAGATGATTAAATGTTATGAGAAGGATTTATTTTTATTTATTTTTAGAGAACAAGAATGGATTAATAAAAAAGAAATTATTAAATCTATGTTGAAGAATAAAATAGGTTTAATTGATAATAGAATATATGCTAGAAAATGTGAAGTAAAAATAATTAATAAAAAAGATAAATCAAATTTCTTAAATGATAATCATATACAAGGTAACTCTGGAAGTTCAATAGATTTAGGGTTATATTATAATGATGAATTAGTTTCAGTAATATCATTTTCTAAATTAAGAAAAAATATGGGTCATAAAAATAAAGATGGTCATTATGAGTTAATTAGATTTTGCAATAAAATAAATTACAATATTATTGGTGGTTTTTCAAAATTATTAACTTACTTTGTAAAAAATTATAACCCGATAGAAGTAATTAGTTATGCAAATAGGAGATGGAGTAAAGGTAATGTATATGAGAAAAATAATTTTGAATTTATTAGAGACTCACCACCAACTTACAAATATTTAATAAATAATAAACTTATTGATAGATTTAATTTTAGAAAAGATGTTTTAGTTACTAAGGGTTATGATAAAAATAAAACAGAAAAACAAATAATGAATGAGTTAGGTTACCCTAGATTATATGATTGTGGTAATAAAGTTTATAAATTAATAAAAAAAAATAAATAATATGAGAATACTTAAAAGAGATAAATCATCACAAGCTTTTACACCAAATAAAATTCTTAATAGAATTAAAACACAAGCTAAAGGTTTAAAAGTTGATTCAGATACCTTATTCCAAGAGGTAATTCCGTTGATTAGTGATAATATTACAACAACTGAAATTGATGAAATTATTGCGTTTAAAGCTGCTGATAAAGTTATATTACACCCTGATTATTCATTATTAGGTGGTAGAATTTTATTATCAAGACAATCTAAATTAATTGGTAAGGAATTACAACCAGTAGATTTAACTTATGATTTTTTTGCTGCCACAACATTTTTAACAAAATATTCATTAAAAGATAGTAATAAAGTACCAGTAGAGTTACCATCTTGTATGTATAATCGTGTAGCTGAATTTTTACACGATAATAATGAAGATGATAAATTAGAGTTATTAGAAGAAATTACAAATAAAAGAGGTAATTTTGCAACACCAACATACACAAATACTGGTGTACCAGAAAGAAATGGTATGATTAGTTGTTTCACAAAAGACACTTTAGTAAGCACTGATAAAGGTTTAGTTGAAATATCTAAAATTAAAGAAGGTGATTTAGTTTTAACACATAATAATAGATTTAAACGAGTTAATGAGGTTTATGTTAATCCATTATTAGATAGAACAGTTAAATTAGTTAAAGTTTATAGAACTAAAGAAATTAAATGTACTGACAATCATGAATTTTTATCATACACTAGTGAAGATGAAAGGTTAGGTTTAGAACCTTCTTTTAAACCTATTAAATGGTTGAGAGTTGGTGATTATGTTAAGAGTAGTTATGTTGATAATTTCATTGGGGATGATTCAACTGTTATTAAACAATTAGGTAATGATTTTTTCTATAGAATTAATGATATACAAACTATTGAAATTGACGATGAATTCGTTTATGATTTAAATGTTGATGAAGACCATAGTTATTCTGTTGAAAATATTGTTGTACATAATTGTAATTTAACACACTTAGAGGATGATTCATTTGACGGTATAGAAAATACTTTAACTAAGATTTCAGCCGCATCTAAAGAAGGTTCTGGTATTGGTTTATTAATTGACCCATTACGTAGTAAAGATAGTATTGTAGAATCATTCAAAGGTAATGCTGGTGGTGTTGTTAGATTAGCAGATATGGTACAATCTAAAATGAGATTTTATAAACAAGGTTCTCGTTCTGGGAGTTGTGCGTTATATTTATCAGTATGGCATAGAGATATCTTAGATTTCTTAGAATTAACATTACCTATTGGTGATGAGCAATTAAGAACTAGGGATTTATTTACAGCTGTAGTTATTAATGATTTATTCATGAAAAAACTTCAGAATAATGAATCATGGTATACTTTCTGTCCTAATGATATTAAAAAATCTGGGTTAAGAGCATTATATGATTTGCATGGTGAAGAATTTGAAATTGAATATCAAAAAGCAGTTGACTTAGGTTTGGGTAAAAAAGTTGACCCTAAAAGTATTTTCGATTCAATTATCAAATCACAAGTTGAAAGCGGTAAACCATATGTTATGTTTAAAGATAATGCCAATAAAAATAATATGCAAAGAAACATTGGTGTTATCAAACAATCAAATTTATGCTGTTTAGATGGTGAATCAATTATTACTATTATTAATGAAAATGGTGGTATTGAAAAAATAACAATGGAAGAAATTGTTGATAAGTTTAAAAATAATAATAATTTACAAGTTTTAAGTCAAGACAATACATTTCAACCAATATTAGGTGCTATTAAGACAAAAGAAAACGCTGAAGTACTTGAAATTATTGATGAAGAAAAGGGTATTAAATTAATTTGTACACCAGACCATAGAATATTCACTAAAAACAGAGGTTATGTTATGGCTTGTGATTTACTTGAAGATGATGAATTAGATGTGAATTTTAACTAAATAAAAATATATAATATGATTAAAATTAATAAATTAGAGAAGAGAATGGATGTTTATGACATCCAAGTAGATAATACTAATAACTTTTATGCTAACAATGTTTTAGTTCATAATTGTGAAATATATCAAGCAAGTCAACCAAAATACACACCACAGTGCACGTTGGCTTCTGTTAACTTATCAGAACACGATACACTAGAAAGTATAGCTAAGACCACTAAAGTTCTTGTAAAAGCTTTAAACAAGGTTATAGATAAAAACAAATGGTCTGATGAATGGAGTAAAACAGCTGGTGAAGACCAAAGGGCTTTAGCCATTGGTGTTGCTGGTATGGCTGATTTCTTTGCTAAGAAAAAAATATCATTTGAATCAGAAGAAGCTAAACTATGGAATAAACATATTTTTGAGACTATGTATAAATCAGCTGTTGAGGAATCAATGAGATTAGCTATTCAGCAAGGTGTTAATTATCCAGCATGGGAAGGTAGTCCATATTCAGAAGGTAAAACTTATATTGAAGGATGGTCACCATTACCTGAAGGTCAACCAATTCCAATGTTAAACAGTTTATTACTAGGATTAATGCCGACAGCATCTTGCCACAAAAAAAACATAGAAATTATCACTAAAGATGGTGTTATAAGTTATAAAGAACTATTAGAAAATAATAATATTAATTGGGAAGATATTGAGAAAACAAATAATAAACAATGGTTTATTTTGGAAAATCCAATAGAAGTATTAACCAAAGATGGTGAATACATTAAAACCGAAGGAATTCATTATAATGGTCATGCTGAAACTTTCAAAATAGAAATGGAGGATGGTACCATATTTGAACCTACGGCTAATCATCAGTTTTTAGTTAATAGAAATAATGAAGAAGTTTGGGTTAGAGTTGAAGACTTAATAGAAGGTGATGATATTGTGAATATTTTTGAAAAAAATAATAAATAAAATAAAAGATGAAAATAAAAAAAATAACAAAAGGTGAAATAAACCCAACTTGGGATATTAACGTTCCAATAGAAAATCATTATATCACTAAAAATGGTTGTGTTAGTCATAACTCAGCAATTTTACTTAGTGTTTTCGAATCATTTGAACCAGTAACATCTAATTTATTTACTAGACGAGTTGGACAAGGTGAATTCTTAATAGTTAATAAATATATGGTAAATGAATTATTGGAATTAGGTTTATGGGATAGAGATATGATTGATAAAGTTATTACCAATCAAGGTAGTATTCAAAATATAATGATAATCCCAGAAGATATAAGATATCGATATAAAGATGTTTGGGAAATACCTCAAAAAGTATTATTAGATTTATCAATTATTAGAAATAAATATGTTGACCAAAGTCAATCATTAAATGTTTATCATGCTGATGCAAAATATGGTAAAATCGCATCAGCATTAATGTACGCTTGGAAAGGTGGATTAAAGACTGGTGTTTATTACACTAGAAGTAAATCAAAAATGGATGCTAATACAAAATTAGCTTCATCAAAAGTAAATGTAATATCTGAAAAACCAAAAGACAGTCCTTTTGAATGTGTTGGATGTTCAGCATAAAAAACAAGGTAAACCCAATCGATTGATTGGGATTAAAACTGATAATAAAAAATTATTTAAAGTTATTTGATTTTTATCAAAGTTGGTTATATTTATTAATAAAGGTTAAATAAAATGTATACAATAAAAGAATATGCGAAAGTTTTGGGTGTATCCACTTCTACACTGAGAAGATGGGAAAGTGAAGGTAAAATTACTTCTGAACGAACTATTGGTAATCATAGGAGATATGGTGTAACAAATAATGCTGATTCTAATAAAAAAACTATTTGCTACGCAAGAGTATCTACTACTGGACAAAAGGAAGATTTAATTAGACAAAAACAAGTTCTTGAACTTTATTGTGCATCACATGGTTATTCTTTTGATATTATTGAAGATTTGGGTTCTGGTTTAAATTATAACAAAAAAGGGTTAAATAAACTTATTGAATTAATACATAATAAATCTATCGATAGATTAATTGTAACCAATAAAGATAGATTGCTAAGATTTGGAAAGGAAATTATATTTAAACTTTGTGAATTAAATAATATTGACGTGGTTGTTATTAATTCTGATGAAATAGTAGATTCAAATAAAGAATTTGTTAATGATGTTCTTGAAATTATAACTCATTTTTCAGCAAAATTATATGGAAAAAGAAGTCATATGAATGAAAAAATATTAAAAGAAAATAAAAAACTATTTGGAGAAAACAATTAATTAAAC